CGACCTGGTCGACGGCGAGACGTTGCTGCTCATCGACCAGCAGAAGTACTTCAACTTCCAGGTCGACAACATCGATCAGGTCCAGCAGAAGCCGAAGGTGATGGGCGAGGCGATGGGCGAAGCGTCCTACGCACTCGCGAATCAGGTTGACCAGTTCATCGCAGGTCTGTTCACGGATGCCATCTCGGCGAACCTCATCGGTTCGGACGGTGCACCGAAGACCGACCTCGCGACTGCTGGTCGCGCGTACGAGTACCTCGTCGATCTCGGCGTGAAGCTGGACGAGGCAGACATCCCCAGTGCAGGTCGCTGGGTGGTCATCCCTCCGTGGTACGAAGGCTGGCTCCTGAAGGATCAGCGCTTCGTGAGCTTCGGTACCGTCGGGAACCTCGACACCCTGCGCAACGGGATGGTCGGTCGCGCAGCTGGGTTCGACATCCTGAAGTCGAACAACATCACCATCAACTCAACCACCTACCGCGTCATGGCCGGCACGTCGATGGCGATCTCGATGGCCGACCAGATCGTACAGACGGTCGCCTACAACCCGGAGAAGCGCTTCGGGGATGCCGTGAAGGGTCTGCACGTGTGGGGAACGAAGGTCGTTCGTCCGCAGGCACTCGCGGTTCTGTTCGCACAGAAGGCGTAATCGGAGGAGGTGACTGACTGATGCCACGCACTGCACTCGTGGAGACTCCCGCTGCAATCAACGCGGGTACACTCCCAACCGCAAACGCGGTCGATCCGACGAATGGACACACCATCCCGTTCGGGAAGGCTCGCAAGCTCGTCTTGCGGATCAACTCGACGTTCGCTGGTGCCAAGAACTTCACGTTCCTGGCTGGTGCCTATCCACCGTCGGGCAAGGCGGGACAGGGAAACCTCGTCCTCGCAATCAACGCTGCCGTTCGGTACGTCACCGTATCGGCAGATCGGTTCAAGCAGGCGGACGGTAACCTGTACATCGACGTCGAGGCGGCTGCCACGGGTTCGATCGAGGCGGTTCGCCTGCCCGCAGGGTTGTAGAGATGGCTGACGAAGTCGAAGTCATCGAAGCCGACGTCGAGCGGGACGACGACGTTCAGTGGTTCAAGCGAGGACCGGAAGAGCACGACCAGGTCGGTGCACTGGCTGGCTCTCAGCTGTACAACCGCCTCGCGAAGGACCCATCCTGGACCCCGATCGATGGGTTTCAGGGGGAGGAGACAGATCTGCCGGTCGATGAGACTGCGGATCTCGAGGCACCGCTGGCGGAAGAGACTCCGTCAAGCGATGCATTCCCGATCGAAGGGTACGACGACCTCACCGTGGAACAGGTAGTTCCACTGCTCGAGGACCTCACCGACGAACAGCTCGCTGTCGTCGAAGCGCACGAAGTCGCGGACAAGAATCGTGTCGGCGTGCTCGAGGCGATCGAAGCGCAGCGTGAGGCGAACGAAGCCGACGAGTAACGGCGAGAGGAGGCACGCGTGACCCAGCTACGGGACACGATGGACGTCCTCATCGACCGTGTTCGTTCGTACATCAACGACCCAGTCGACGCTGGTCAGCACTTTGAGGATCAGGATATCCAAGATGCGCTCGACCAGCGTCGATGGGACGTTCGGTACATGGAACTCACGGTGCAGGAAACGATCCTGCCTGGTGGAACGATCAAGTGGACGCACTTCTACGCCCCAGTCGGGAACTGGGAGGAGGGGTCCGTCCTAACAGACAGCGCGTTCAATCCGGCAACGCCAGACACGTCTGACTCCCTCACGGGACTGTGGACGTTCACGGCGGGTTACCAGCTCGCGCTGTACATCACCGGACGGTACTTCGATGTCAACGCTGCGACTGCCGACTTGCTCGAGCAGTGGCTAGCGACTGTGCGGAAGGAGTACGACATCAACGTCAGCGGTCTCGATCTCAAGCGGTCGCAGAAGTTCGACCAGCTCGTTGAGCTCTGCGAGTACTACCGTGCGAGGTCCTACCCGCTGATCATCCCGATGGTACGCGGTGACATGAACCGGAGGACGAGACTGTGCCGGACCCGGTACTGACACCAACCGACGTTGAGGAACTCCGTCAGGAGGTCCGCGACATTCTGCCAGACGTTGCGACGATCCATCGTCTCACGTCTGACGACAGCGAGTGGGGTGGCGAGACCGACACGTACAGTGTCGTCTTGACTGCACCAGTGCTGGTGATGCAGCAGTCCGGAACCGAAACGAGCAAGGCAGGAGCGATCGTCACTGACGTTGGTGTGACGTTCCTGTTCCCAGGCGGAACGATTCTGCGACAGAGCGATCAGATCACGGTCGACTCCATGCCCGGTCGGAAGTGGGAAGTCACGTCGATCGGTGGAGGCGGTTCGTGGGAGATCGCTCTGTCCGTCGGAGTGAAGGAGCTGGTGTAGTGATCGTAATGGAAGTGCTGATGGACCGATCGCTCGCCTTTGCTGCGATCATGCAGGGGATCGGAGTTCGAGAAGCCGCGAACTCCGCTCAGCGAATCGTCGAAGGTGCCCAGACCTACGCTCCGGTTGAGACGGGTGCGTTGCGAGATGGCATCTACGCGGTAGGACAAGGCGGTGCGGAGTGGGACGTCATCTCGTCTGCTCCGTACTCGGCGTATCAGGAGTTCGGTACGTCGCGCAATCCGCCTCATCCGTTCATGACGCCTGCTATCGAAGAAGAGCACGACCGGTTCTTCGGTGCGATCAAGGCAGCTGCGGCAGCGATGGGATGAACGAGAGCGCGTACATCGACGCCTGGATCAAGGCAACGCTGGAAGCGGA